CATTCAACCCGTGGAATGAAAGACACTGGCTCAAACGTGTCTTCTTTGACGAAGAGACGAGACGAGCCGATACGCTGTCAATGACGACTACCTATCGATGCAATGAGTGGCTGGATGAAGTCGATATCAAGCGTTATGAAGATTTGTATCATACGAATCCAAGACGTGCGAGAATCGTCTGTGATGGGGAGTGGGGAGTTGCTGAAGGACTAATCTACAACAACGTGACTATCAAAGACTTTGACAAAGATGAGTTGTTGCAGAATCCTGCCAACAAACTGTGTATCGGTCTTGACTTTGGTTTTACTCACGATCCAACAGCTTTATGTTGCTCGTTGATAAACGACACAACAAAAGAAATACATATCTTTGATGAAGCTTACAGAGTTGGTTTGATAACTAAAGAGGTTGCTAAGATGATAAAAGACAAAGGTTATCATCGCTCAACGATTATCGCAGATAGTGCAGAGTCACGATTGATTGAAGAACTTAGGTCAGAACATGGCATATCTCGAATCAAAGAGAGTCGTAAAGGGAAAGATAGTATCATGGCAGGCGTATCCAAATTACAAGGATACGCTATTTATGTGCATCCAAGTTGTGAACATATCATGGATGAATTTTATAGCTATTGTTATCAACGTGATAAAGAAGGTAATTGGTTGAACAAACCAGAAGATAAAAACAACCACTTGATGGATGCGTTGCGATATAGCCTTCAATGTATTGAAGGTGTAAAAGCGACTGTCCGCAGACGGTCAGATTTTGGTTTATAGAAAGGAATTAAATGTATCAGATTTTAACTTATCCACGAGACGGATACGATGAAACGGCTTTAAACAAGGAATTGATTTACAAGCTGATTCAGAAACACACACAAGAACGCCAACGCTTGAAGAAGCTTAAAAGCTACTACATGGGTGAGCATGCTATCTTGAATCACAAGAGAAGAAATCGGAATGCACCAAACTTCAAGACAGTGGCAAATCACGCCAAGGACATCGCAGACACTGCCACAGGCTATTTTATGGGCAATGCCATTAAGTATAACAACACTGCCGAAGGCGACCTTGAGCCTTTGCTTGAGGCTTTTGATGGTGCAGAGATTGACCAAGTGGATGCGCAGAACGCTCTGAACATGGCTATCTATGGACGTGCTTACGAATACATCTATGCTAAAGAGGGATTGACTGAACTTGATTCGACTAGTGTAGATCCCGAAAACGCGTTCCTGGTTTACGATGACAGTATTGAACGCAAGACCTTGTTTGCGGTGTATTACTACGAGATTAAAGACGACACGAAAGATGCGACTAAGTATCAAGCAGAGGTCTTCACTCAAAATCTGCATTATCACATCGTGCTACGTGATTCGAGCACAGGAACAACGCAGGATGAGGAAGTAGAACCTCACAATCTCGGGCAAATCCCAATAATCGAGTATCGTAACAATCACTTCGCGATTGGTGATTATGAGCAACAAATCAGCTTGATTGATGCTTATAATTCGTTGATGGGTAATCGTGTCAATGACAAGGAACAAGCAGTTGAGTCTATTCTTGTGTTGTATGGTGCTCAGTTAGCTGACAACCTAGAGGACGCTAGAGAAGCAATGAGTATCCTTGCTGAAGAAGGTCTTTTGGAATTACCAACAGATGCTAAAGCTGACTTTTTAAAGAATGCTCTGGACGAGAACGCTACTGAAATCTTGCGCAAGGCATTGAAGGAAGACATCTACACATTCAGTCATGTACCGAATTTGACAGATGAAAACTTCGCAGGGAATAGCTCAGGCGTGGCTATGGAATTCAAGCTACTAGGCCTTGAGATGATTACTAAGACCAAGGAAGCAAACTACAAGCGTGGCATTCGTCAGCGGATTGCTATCTTTGCTCATTATTTGGGGATGCAGCAGATTGCTCTTGAGGCACATTCAATCGTGCCACAATTCAGTCGTGGATTGCCTAAGAACTTGCTTGAATTGTCACAAATTATCAATAATTTGGAAGGTAAGGTCTCACTTCGTCAGCTTATTTCGCTCTTGCCATTCGTTGAAGATCCTGATGCTGAACTTGAAAGTCTCGAAGAAGAGAAAGAAAAGAATATGGAACGTGTGCCATTCTTTAATCAGGCTAACACGAAGCCAGATGAAGAGGTGACAGATGAAGAACGAGGACTACTGGACCAAGAGGAAAGCTAATCTCATCTATGAACAGATGGATAAAGCTGAGAAGCAAGCGGACAAGTTTGACGAGATTTACAAGCAGTCTAAAACTTATTTAGACAAGCAAATTAACAACGTCTTTGACAAATTTCAGCGTGATTATGGTTTGAGTGAGCGTGATGCTCGTCATGTCTTAAAGAACATGAAAGACCAAAAGGACCTGAATGAACTTCGTAAGGTTCTTGAAGCTAGACCGAATGACCCGAATATTCAACGATTACTCGCTGATTTAGACAGCCCAGCTTATTCTTTCCGTATGAAGCGTTTAGAACGTTTGAGCGACGATTTAGACCGTATGCGTGAGTCTATCTATCATTCTGAGAAGAAGGACTCAGATGCCTTTTACAGCGACCTCATGAAGGACAGCTACTACAAGGCTACTTTTGACTTGCAGCAGCAGACAGGACTGGCTTATCACTTCTCTGTGTTGCCTGAAACAGAAATCAAGCGTCTGAGGGGGCTAAAATGGACAGGAGAAGCCTATTCGGACAGAATATGGTCAAATACTGGGGTGCTTGCTTCAAGCGTGAAAGACGAGCTTCTGGTAAGTCTCATGACTGGCCGAAGTGTAAGAGATACATCTCAAGCAATCGCAGAACGATTTGAGGTTGGGCAGAATAAAGCTAGACGCTTAATTCGTACCGAGTCAGCATTCTTTCACAATCAGATGGAATTGCTCAGCTATGAAGATGCTGAAATCACTAAGTACAAATTTGTAGCGGTATTGGACAGGCGGACGTCTGAGATTTGTCAAGAACACGACAACAAAGTCTATGATACGGACAAGGCTGTTCCTGGTGTGAACTATCCACCTCTGCATCCGTGGTGTAGGTCTACGACTATTGCACATGACGATGATATAGATTACAGCAAGTTGGAACGTAGGGCTAGAAATCCTAAGACAGGCAAGACTGAACTAGTGCCTGCTGATATGAGTTATGACGAATGGTATGATAAATACGTTGAGAAACCACGAGAACGTGAGCTAAGTGGAGGGGAATTCGGAGCAAACCTAGATTATGTCCGAAGTGATGAATTCCTAAATAAACTGGAAAAACATCCAAAAACTTCACATCTTTCTGACTCTATCGCTAGAGTTTCGAGACAAATGCTACAACATAGAAATGGAACACCGTACGAAGACTACTATTTGCTTGATGCGGAGACCGGGAGGGTTGTTGCATTAAGCAATAAAGCTAGAAAAACAAAAGGTGTAGTTTATAACGGCCAAGTCAGAAAGGCTTTTAAAGAAAAACCTGAACAAAGTCTTGTTTCGATTCACAATCATCCATCTGGTTATCCTCCTTCGCTCAGTGACTTTGCTTCCTTACAGCAACGTAGCAAAAATAATACTGTCAAATATGGATTGACGGTAGGTCATGACGGAAGTGTATATTGGTATTCAAAACCTAATAAACGGATACATAAAAAAGCTAATCAAGAATACGAGAATTTGATTGAAAAAATGATTAAATTAGGTTATACTGAAGTAAAAGCACAGGAAAAAACATTGACATTGTTTGCTGAAAAGTACGACTTTACTTTTGAAAGGATTGATTAGTTATGCCTTATACTTTGACAAAGGAAGAAGAGAAGTTTTGGCTTTCTCAACCCGATGAGATTACTATTCCTCCTATTGAGGAAATAGAAAAAAAATACGCAGGGGTAAGCGATGAAGAATTATGGCAAAGTATCCAGGATACGATTGCTAATTTGTAACAATTAAGCACCTAGAGAAATCTAAGTGCTTTTTTCGTGCTCAGAAAGGAGAGGCTGATGAATAAGTACAAAAAGTTGATAGAATTGATTGAAAAAAACGGTCTTGAGATACAATCTAAGAAATGTTACGACCCACAGAGCGCTTGGCATGGTGAGGAGTTATGGATTGTTGATAAGAAAAACAAAAATAAAATTTTCGATTTGTCACTTAATGGCTATTGTTTCAATGACAATTCTGTCGAGAAAGCTATTGAAGAAGTCGAGAAGTATCTATTATTGAAAAAGATGGATACGTTTGATGATTTCAAAAAATGGGTGGAAAAGAACGCTAAACCTCAAGAGGATGCATAGAAAGGAGTAGAGCATGTTCA